CCATTTTTCTCATTGATGATTTCGGGGGCAATATGCGCAGGTCGAGCGCGATTGTATACGTATTTTAACAACCTTGCTATAAAGAGAACACGCGAATTTGTCATAATACGGTCCATTTCTTCTACCATCATTTCGTCTGGAGTAATCACAGAGCGAAATGCTGCAGCGGGATTCATATCCGTCATTCGAAAGAATGCAATGTCGCTGGGCATTCGCTTCATGATGTAATCTGATACGACGACCTGAATTTCAATCCGACTATCCGGGAATGCTTTACCAAATCCAGGTACCGTTATATTAAATGATGGATACCACCAGTAATATCGTTTTTGTTGAACAAGAAGAACAATAATATAGACAATTCCTAAAGCAATAATAATCCGAAACCGATCAGGATCGCGTTCGACAATATGATAATGATATGAATTGAAACGTTCGCGTAATTCAGTGACTGCACCACTTTCTTTTTTAGGGGGAGGTAAGCCAATCCAGGTTCGAAATTCGTTAAATTGTGGCAATACAATCATTGTATTCTTTAATATATACTACTTGAAGCATATATTATAGCAAACTGGGGGAGGGTGACATAATTTCAGTGTGTTTAGACACGAAGAGGTGTGGGGAATCCAACCAGGTTGGCGCCGATACCGAAACCAGCACCGGTCCTGGCAGACACTGCAAGGCTGGGAACATAGGTATCAAGGATACTGAAGGTGGCCGCCGCAGTGAGAGCAATCAGCGCAACCTCATCAAATGACAAACTGCGCTTAGGGATGGCGTAGGCGGCGATAGCAACCATAACACCTTCCACCAAATACTTAATGGTTCTCTTAACGAGTTCACCTAAATCAAAAACTCCGGACATCTGAGAGATTTATTATAAATAATAAGAAGAAATTAAAATGAAATGAAATGAAATGAAATGAAATGAAATGAATGAAATAGAATAATGCGTTAAAACACTTAAATAAAGTATAACTTAGTATATTATAAATTCATTTCGCGCTTTATTATTTTTCACGCTTTATTTCATTTCGCGCTTCATTATGTCATTTCCGCCTCCTTCTGGTGTTGAATTAAAGCATACCTCATCGGGCGATGCAAATCCTAAATATATCGACTTGTTAGAGGAAGACAAGCCAATTGCTGGACAAAAGTTCGCATGTCTCTCTTTCGTTTCTCCGGAATCCATTTTGAAACAGAAGGATCATTTCTTTTTTGAGAAGTTTCTTCATTACTGGGATTATCAAAAGTCAATGGAGAAGTTCATCCAGTTTCTTAACTTCATGTCATTTAAGTACCATGTGAATTTCGACAAAATTTCTGCGGATTTTCAGGAGTTTGCTAAAGAAGAGAAAGAGATCCTTCAAAAGACAAATATCTACGACGAATACAAGACCTTTTTGGATAAACACGAGGACGATCTTGATAATGAGTTCAACGAGAAACATAACTTTCAAACATCCGTGCGCGGATTGAAGGTGCGCGGTGTCTTTGGCTCACAGAAGGAGGCAGAGTTGCGTTGTCAAATGTTGCGTGAGGTGGATCCCAATCACGATGTCTTTGTCGGTCCTGTCGGTATGTGGGTCCCCTTTCACCCTGACGCATATAAGACTGGACGAGTCGAGTACATGGAGGAGACCTTGAACCAGTTGATGGCAGAGAAGAAAAAGAATGAGGAACAGGCTAAGACTGAGTTTGATAAGCGTGTCAAGGAGACGAAGGCGAAAGCGATTCAGGAGAATATCAAGCTTGCGAAGGAGAGCGGAAATAAGTTGACACAGATGTTGGCGAAGGATGGAGAGACGTTGGTGGATGCGAAGCCACGTGATCTCGAAGGTGCGGGTGAGGGCGAGGGTGAGCGTGTTGGCGGAGGTATTTGGAATGCGGCGGATGATTCTGCGTCAGTCACCATGACCGTTGAAGAGATGAGAAAGGAGCTTTTTGAGAGTGAGGATGTCGTCATGGATAAGAATAGCGATCATGGGTTGTCAAAGTTGACGTCGGGTGCGGGGGATGTGGAGTAGGCGTGGTGCTTTGAATTGATGTTTGAATGAATGATTATTATTAATGTTGTACAGTATCGTTGCTTAGACGGAGTGTGCAGTGCAATAATAATAATCTTGAAATACGGTTTTGTCTTTGACACTTCGACTCATTTTGGCGGCGGAGAAGCCTTCAGCCGCGGCCGCTTTCGCGATGGTGTCCCATGTCTTCAATAGTTGATTTGAAGCGACTAGGCGTTTCTCGACTTTTTTACCGGTGGTTGAAATTTGAACGCTAATAACAGGATTTGATTGACCTTGTATGACATTCTGCGTCATCGTGTAATAATCATCTCGTAATGCGATTCCATAATACCCTTCATTACTAGTGTTTTCATACCATACAGTAGCTTTCAATGCATTCGGACATGCGTTAAGATACGTCTTTAGATTCTTCATGTCATTTTCAGTAATCGTTTTTCCAACAGACAGTTTCCATTTCTGATATTCTTTCAATAATACTGAGTTCAATATTTTACCACAATCTGAGAATTTACACGTTTGAAACAAAAAAGTTTCGACGTTAAACTGCTCCGGGTTTTGATCGGGATTCGATACCACCTTTTTATATTCAACAGTGTTAAGTTTAATACCTTGATATCCATGAATTCCGCGAATACGCTTGGGTTTAAATCGGACATCCATGTAATGTTTCAATGCATGGAAAGTTTCTTTCGCAGGTTTTGTGTGAGACCAAAGACGAAACCGTCCTTCGATATTGACAGATTCTTCTTCGACATCCGGGCGTACGATACAGCACTTTTCGATGAAGTCATTGAATTTCTGGGTGAGTTCATCTTCCGGTAGAAGAATATGTGCAAATGCAGATTCATGTTCACTCGCGACAACTTGAAGTGCCTGGGTTTGTTGCGTGGTTTTCTCTCGAAGTTCATTATTTGCGAGGGTGAGATCGTGGATAATCTTGTTTCGTGCTTCAATGTCTGTGGCAAGTTTTGCATTGTCGGATTCCAATTCTTGATTGCGCTGAATAAGCCTGTTGAAGTTTTCGATGTTATACATTGTAGCGTGAATGATGCCTTCGATGTGCTTTGTAAGACGAGCAATCGTGAAATTGGTGTTATCATATGCGATAATTTCGATCTTATTTTTTCCGTTGACTTCAATGGTTCGAAGTTGGCGTTTGATTTTGGGATGCGACTTAATCTGATTCTCAATTTCGGATCTGTTGGTGACACGAAATGCTGCGGTTAGAATGAAATTATTATATTTTTTATGATGGTGTGCGACACGAGTGGCCAAGTCGTTCGTCTGTCCGAATTTGATGAGTTTTTCATTATCAGTGTTAGTGTTGTCAATGGTGCCGAAGTAAATTGTTTGTGTATTCACCGGAAATTGACTGATAAGGGTTTCTTCAATTGCGCGTTTCTTTTCTTGAGTGAGGGTGATGGTGGCTTGATTGAGTTGCGCTGCGGATTGTTCGAGTTGCGCGGCGGATTGTTCAAGTTGCTTGCGGAGTTCGCTGGTTTCTGTATCAAGTATCTGGTGAAGAGTTTCTTCCATTTTCATATAGTACTCGTGAATTTCACCGGCTTTCTTGGTTTGTGCTTTAATACAGAGAAGTTTAAAGCAACGAATAGTAAGTTTGATGGTTTGCTTGTTTTGACCGCCATTTTTTGGTTTAAGTGGTTCTGATGATTGTTCTTCGTCACTACCACCGGATGGTTGGTCTTGTTTTGACTTTTTAAATTCGGGAATTGACACAGTATAATCAACGTTGAGTTTGAAGTTGGATTCAATCATCATTCTTGCGGTTATCTTTTGTGTAAATCCTAACCATTTCCATACATCATCCAGGTCAACAACGAAGTCAACATTCTTGTCAAAATTTAGGTAACAGTAAAAACTACTGACAAACAACTGTTGTTCGAATGTGTTGAAATTTTCTTGGAGTTTCTCTAGAAGGAGGTTATTATATTTTTGTGACAACTTTGTAATCGGATTTTTCTCGATGAGTTCGACAATGTTGATTGTCGCGGAAGAAGCTGTGCCGGCAGAAGAAGTGGAGGACATCGTTATGCGTGTATGTTATACTATGTATATGTTTATGTCTTTAAGTTATTTTCGCTTTATCATAGTAAAGCACTTTTTATGAAAGCGGATCATGGTATATTAGTTGCTTTTAAAATAAAAAGCAAAAAATATGGTTAAAATGCTAATTTCGACAAAGCGCTTTAGGCCAGACAAAAGCGGTTTTTAATGAATTCTAATTTCACCATCTTGCTCTCGGCGATACAAAAGCAACTTCCACATCACCACTTACTCTTCTTCACATTGATCTTGGGCGCCTTACTGTTCTTCGCTGCAGTTGGATCGTAAGACTGCTCTCCTTCGTCATCTGAACCGAGATTTTTCGAGATTTCCCAGAACTCCTTACTGCCCAGCTTGAAAGGCCCGTGCTGTTGTGCCTTATACCAGAAGATTTGGTCTTGTAATTTATTCGATTTTGCGTTGTTATTAATGACCAAACACTCATAATTCTCGGTACACTGATCCATGACCTGAGTAAAGCTCTCAAAAGTGGGGAACATACCCGCATAGTTGTCATAGATTCGCTTACGGTTCGCGATATATGGTTCACGGAGAATAAAAACGTAGTCGATATTGGTGCGGAGATTTGGAGGGATACCGAGCGGATATTGCATTGTGATAACTAGCATGATTTTCCAATGACGCCCATTCATGAAGAGGAGACGCATCATCACATCCTTCGTCCATTTGTTATCATACAGACAGTCATCCAGAACAACAAATGTACGCGGATCAATGGATGATTTCTTATACATTTCCTGTTCCTTTTTCACCTGCTTCAATACTGCTTTTTGGCGCTTGAGAATATTTTCGATGATTGCGGTATTATAAGCGTCGTGGATGAAGAGTTTGGGTACATGAGCAGCAAAGAAACCGTTTCCTGCTTCTGTTCCGGAGATGACTGTTCCAATGGGAATATCCTGGTGATGAAACATGAGATCCTGTACAAGAAAACTTTTACCGGTATCACGACGTCCAATGAGAACGATAACTGGACCTTTGTTTTCATCAGGACGAAAGCTGATTGCTTTCATGTCGAATTTCGCAAGCTCTAAATTCATGTTATTATGATGTAATAAAAATGGGATATATTATTTTTGTTACATTTTTACGAAAGGAATGGAATGGAATGGAATAGAATGGTCGCCCGTTTAAAATGAATATAAAACTTCTATTCATCAATCATATTACATTTAGGAACAATCATGTCTTCAGCATTTCAGCTTCATTACAGAAAACACAAATACACCCCTGATACCATCGAACCTGCATTATTGTATGATATCCAGAATTATATCCCTATCTATTCGCGATTCTTTGATATCAACGAAACCAACTACAATGGAATTCAGTTGAATCAGAAGTATTATTTACAGAATATCATTTCACATCCATCTCAAATCATGGGAGATGATGACCATTCTCACGGCAACAGTCGCGAACACGACCGCGATACCCGGTCATTAAATCATCTCGAAACCGTCATTGCCGATGACAATGGAAATACAAACAATGTCCCGATCTTTGTGAAATATTCGCCATTATTGGACCCGATTCGTTATCTATCGGGTAAATACCAGATTCATCAAAATAAAACTCATTCTCTTCCTAAATACAACTCAACTCTTGAAGAGTGTGAAGAGAAAATACTAAACACGAACAATACATCGTATGTTGATGGGTTCTTCTCATATTTAACAAGTCGCTCGCTTCATACCCACGGAATCGTTCATGGTGTCGATTATTACGGTAGTTATTTATGCAAACAACGCGAGTTTTCTACCAATGTATTCGACGATATTGATTACTTGGTCGAATGTTCTTTTTTCAATAACTATGAAAACGACCTTTTTTCGATTGATTATTCGCAATTTGGAGACGACGTAGAAGGCGATCTCTCGGATGTGAATATTAGTAAGTTGATGAAGATCCGACAAAAGATGAAACCACTCATTGGGGAGACTGGCGGAGATAGTTATTTAGAAAATGCAGAAGAATACAATAATAACAAAGGTCGAATCAACATCTTAGAAAATGTATCAGAGTGTGAGGTGGGGTTAGATACCGAGACGATTATGCCAATTGAAGTGCCCACTTCTGTAGAATATGTTTCGAGAGATTTGGAAGTTGTTGAATTGAATGTTGATGATAATACAGAACCGGATGAGTCCACGACATTACACCCCAAAAATCAAACAAGGGATCGCGATGATATGAGTGATAGTGATTCTTCGCAATCGAATTCTTCGTATACTACAATTAGCGATGACGATGAAGATGTAAATGATCATCATGAAACGATACAGGTTGACGAGTCCACGTTTGCGAAAGACGGCGGAAGTGTCAGCGACGGCGACGGCGACGGCGACGGCGACGGCGACAGCGACAGCTATACCGGAAGCTATGAGAGTGATGATGAGCAAATCATCGTGAAAATAAAAGACTTTCCGATTCAGGCAATCCTCCTTGAAAAATGCATAAGCACGCTTGATCGTATTATGATGACAGATGAGCTTACAAAAGAAGAATGGTCATCTATTCTATTCCAAATAATTATGACACTTGTCATGTACCAGAAAATGTTTGAATTCACGCACAACGATCTTCATACGAATAATGTTATGTTTATTGAGACAACAGAAGAGTTCCTTTATTATTTGTATGAAGGCCAGTATTATAAAGTCCCCACGTATGGTCGCATTTTCAAGATCATCGATTTTGGCCGTGCCATCTACAGATTCCGTGGCGAACTCATCTGCAGTGACAGTTTTCATCCGAAAGGTGACGCGGCAACCCAGTACAACTTCCCGCCTTATTATAACCCAGATAAGCCAACAGTAGAACCAAATTACAGTTTTGATTTATGCCGGTTCGCATGCGCACTATTCGATTATTTCATCTATGACCTGCGTAAAGTGGAAAAGCTATGCAAGGCTGATCCGATTATCAAGTTGATTGTGAAATGGACAACCGACGATAAGGGGCGTAATGTTCTCTATAAATCAAATGGGGAAGAGAGATACCCTGACTTCAAATTGTATAAGATGATCTCTCGGTCAGTGCATGGACATATCCCATCAAAAGAGATCCATAATCCTTTGTTTGACCAGTATAAGATAACACATAAAAAATATAAGAAACACGCTACGATGTCGGCGAAATTCCTGAAAGATGGTCGTAATACGCATATTCTTATGAACGTGGATACATTACCTAATTATTCCGGCGGCTCTTCAGAAACATCTCTCGGTGTGCAGGAAGTCCATTCT